AATAAATCTACCAATTTAATCATACTTATAAATATTAAAGATCTACTATCTTATAAATTTTTGTGTTTAATTGCTTTACATCTCCATGTTGAGTTAGCAAAACACAGTTTTTATAGTTTTGCCATTCTATTTTAAAGGTTGGATCAACTTCACCACCATTTAACTTTTTGATTAAATCATTCAATGCGTTGATTGTGTATAGAGTGTTGCTTTCTTTTTTTCTGTGTACTAATATTGTGTTGGCTGGAATTGAGTTGACGTTGCCTTGCTCTACATTGTATGTTACAACGTACTCATTTGTGGTTTTAACAAAAAGTACAAATATCTTCTTGTACATTATGTTGTAGGTGGATGATAAATTAACTATCAGTTCATCTATTTCATTTTGTTGGGTGAATGTAGCAAATAACCTGTTGTTCATAAAATCGTTGTCTGTTGTAAAGTCGTAACGATTATAAATATCAATTTGGGGCTCAAAAGCGATGTTTTCCATATGTTAGTGTAACAGAGCCATTGCTCCGTAGTTTTTACCTTTTGTTAGTTTAATTTTTAACTTATATTTGTTGAATACTTGCTTGATGTTTTCAAGTATGTTTTCTTCTTGTTTATAGTCTAACAGTATAGAATCGTAAGTGTACAGCACAATTTGCGTTTCTTTACCTTTTAGTATTTTTATAATGTCCCATATTATGCAAACATTAGTTGACGTTTCCAAATTTTGAAGCGTATAGTTAAACAACTTTTGTGGATTTATGTCTTTCAAGTCAGTGGTAAATTTGTGTCCTGAAATTGGACATTCAACATAGCCATTTGTTGTGTAATTTTCCCACAGTTTGTTTATGTGTTCTTCAATTAGTTGAAAGTAAGGAATGTGTTGATATTTTTTGTATATTCCTCCATATAGTTGTTTGAACATTAAAATCTTTGCTTCATTTACTTCTATGTTTGCCTCTTTTGCAAAGTACTCATATGGTGTGACATTAGCAAAGTCATATTTTACCAATTGGGCTGCTAATGTTGGGTGATATGAGCTTATGTCTATTTCAACAAAGCAATTGTTTTTAGGAACAAATGCCTTTCTACTGCCATTGTCTTTGTTTAACGCAGCAAAGTTGACGCCATTGAAGCTGTTGGAAGGTCTTCCTGTTGTGGTGTGTAAATTATATTGAGTATAAACCACATTATTGTGCATAAAAAACGCTTCATTGTTGATTTCAAAATGCTTATCGAAAATGTATTTGTCTGTTTTTAAACCATTTTTTTCAATTGAAAAAAACACACTTGTTAGTTTATTTAAAAACTTTACATTGTTTGGTTTTATGCAAACTTCTTTTACTTTATTGTATATAAGTTCACATTTTTCATAATGTTTTACTGTAGGAATAAGAATGTTTACGTTTTTTAAATTTTCATGTTTTTGATAGAAGAAATAATGAGCTGAAGTTGATGGTTCTACACATTCTGGCGAATTAAAGGAAATGTCTATTAAATTGGTTAAAGGAAAGTAATATACAAATGATTTTCTATCACGCACATATATTTCACTGTATTGTGCAAGTAAAGCGCTTATAGGCGCTTTATTCAGCGATAAAACCTCAGTATGATGAAGACATAATAAATATCCTTTATCATTGTTTAACGGTTTTAAATACAGTAAAGATATGTCATTTAATGAAGGGTGACAATTGTCACTAAAATAAATGGGTTCAATAAAAACTCTATTATAGTCTTTATTTAATAACTCATTTAGCTGTTCATTTGTTTCTACAATGTAAAACATAACCTTTTTAAAATTTATATTCTTAAGATACTAAAAATATCTTGGAAGGCCAAGTTTTAAAAAAAAGTAAAAGCACCCTAGATAGCGAATCTGTTGGGTGCTTTCATAGCCGAAGCTATAACGGTCCTAATCCGTATGTCTTTATTCTACTCCAGCATTTATTTTATCTCCTATTTTATTATATGCTTGGACTAAATTTAGTAAATTTTCATTGTTTTCTCCATCTAATTTTTTTAATGTAACTAAATCATTTAAAATTAAAAAGAATAAATCCTCAAATTCGTCACTGTGTAGTATATCTTTAGGATATTGTTTAGCTATATTCCATATTTTTTGTCCTAATTCTGTGCAAAATTGAACTATACCTTCTAATTTCCACTTTTCAGTAGAAAAGTCCTCCTCAGAGTTGGTCATTAATATGTTTTTAACATTAAATTTTCTATATTGTAAATATTCTGTTTTTAATTTTTCTAACTCATTTAATACTAATGGAGGCAATTCTTTAGGTAAGAAAGTTGCTTGAACCATTCCAAATGGTACTTCAATTTCTTTTTTACTGCCTAATAATTTTACTTTGTATGTTTTCTTCTTGTTGTCAATGTCAATAATAGTTCCAGCACCGTGTTTAATTACTGCTACATTAGAACCAATGTCTATACCTTTTGAAGCATCATTTGGATCAAAATTTTCTATAGAATTTAATAAATCATCTAAATAATCTTCTGAAATTATTTTATGAATTTCTTCTTTAATAAGTTGTTTTAACTGTGATTTTTTCATTTTTATTATTTTGCAAAATTTAGTGTGTCTTTTAATATCCTCCTCCACCTGACATTCCTCCACCTGTTGATGGTAGTGTGTTTGAAGTAGAAGATGGTTTTGAAGTGTCTTTAAATGATGGAGATGAGTAAGAAAATACATTAATAGGAGACAAATAAGCATGAGGTTCTAAAACGTGAGTTGCTCCAGCCATGTATCCTTTGTCAGGATGAATGTGATAAAATCCTATGTACATTTTATTGTCTTGAGTAGTTTTTAATTCATTTCCTTTAGTGTATAAATTGGACGCTTCAGGATATTTATAGTATTTAGTAAAATCCATTTTTAAAAATTCTGCTAAATTTTGAATTCTTAATTTATTAGAAATTCTTTCAACAACATTTTGATTGTTTTTAGCAACTTGTTCTCTGTTACCTTTAAGTGTCCATGTTAAAGTAAAAGGTTGATACAATTGCCAAAGAATTGATGAATCTTTTTTTACTAGTTTATCGTATGTATCTTTATTTATTTCTAAGTAAATAGTTTGGTTTGTTTTTTTACAAAAATATCTTCTCATTCCTCCATTTGTGTAGTCTAAAGAGTTAGGGGGATTTGGGGATGATGATGGAAGATAAATTATTAAGTTAACATCTATGTTTTTTAAATTTATATAATTAGATATTTCTGTTGATGCTTCAGATAAATTAAATTCAACTAAATTATTTTTTTCTAAAATAACATCTTGTCCTTCACCTGCTGGTTGAGGAATTAGTAAAATATTAGGTTTATCAGAAGGTGACTTTCCAGTAAATACTTCTCCATTTGAAATTTTATAATAGTATCCTATGTATAGTGTTTTATCTGTGGAAAGAACATATATGTCACTTGGTGGATTTCCATTTGTGTATAAATTTGTTTTAATTTGTGATTTTGGATAATACATTTTTTTATGGTCTAAAGCCTCCTAAATATCTAAAGCAAAATGTTTTTGTTGGATTTTTTTTCGTAATTTTCGACCAACTTTTAACAGTATAATTTTGTTGTATGGTTCCTTTTCTACTACCATTATATCCACTAGATGTATTTGAAATTACATCATATGTTCCATCAACATTTGTAGTGTCTATTACTACACCTACATGGCCTGATACTGTAGCAGAAAATCTTTCAGTTATAATAATGTCTCCTGGTTTAGCATCTTTTAATGAATATTGATCCCATAATGAAGGATTGTTAGTAAAAAATGCATATAAACCAGATGTTCCTACACTTCCAGGAAACTTAGCAATAGGCCATGTTGAAGGAACAGAAGATTGTTTTTGAGTAATAGAGTATCCTGTAGCTCTGTAGAATATTAAAGAAACAGCTGCTGCACATCCCATATTGCCACTGTCTACAATATTTTTTGGTGGTGCAGGTGGTGGTGGTGCTGGATCATAAATATCAAAAGTGACAGCATCTAGGTTACATTTAGCTGACGTAACTATGTTTCCTATCCATTTTGTAATTCCTCCTCTATAGTCACCATTTGGATGTGAACTTACAGTAGAAATTCCACATGATGTTACTAGTCCTGAAGATGTTTTAGCTGGTGTTTCTTTTTTTGCTAGTAGTGGTGCAGTATCTTTAGAAGGAATAACGTCTTTTTTAACTACTACTGGATCTTTAACTGCAGATGATGCTTCTGCTTGTTTAGAAATACAATATGAATCTATTTTAGTTAGCCATTTATTGTCTGTTACTTCATGTGTTAAATTTTTAATTAAAAATTCTACAGTTTCTGGATAGTTTGAAGGTAAAAAATCAGTGTTAACTGTAAATTTTTCATTTATTTTCATACCTGATAGCCCATCCATTGTTAAAGATAGGTTAAAAGGTATAAAACCATCTCTTGTATTAGATGGAGGAGGTGTAGGTTCATCAGCTTTTCTTGCTTTTAGTTCTTTTAATTTTTGTTCTAAATCTATAAGTTCTTTTAAAGATGTTTTATGTAAATTAATATCATCAATGTTATATTCAACACCATCCTTACTATGATAAAATTCAGCTGTGTAGCTCATATCATATAGAAATTTTTCAAATTCTTCATTTCTAATTTTTAAAAGTTCTTCTGTTTCTGCAATTGTTGATTTATCTTCTTCTTTAAGTAACTTTTTAGGATCAATTATATTTACTACTATTTTTTTATATCTGTCTACTAGTCCTTTATTTATTCTAGACAATGCTGTGTTTTCTTCTCCAACTACGGATTTATTTGCTGCTGCGCCTACTGTTATCATAGTTGAAAAGGCAGGTGTAAGTTCTGTTTTAAAAGTAAAGTCTTTTATAAAACCAGCAGATGAGCCACTGTATCCAAACAATTGAAATTTAGCAAGATCTGTTGAAATTTTTTGAGATGAATCTTGATGGGCATATGGAAAAAGAAATACATTATTATTCATAAATTCTAATACTGTGTCTCTATTTTTTAAAGGATTTTTGTCTATGATTTTAACCATGTTAAGTGTTTCATCAATAAAAACATCTAAATTGTTTAATCCTCCTAAACCTTCACTTATTCCATCTAATATCTTTTGCAAAAAATCAATTAATAATACATCTCCTTGTTCGTCTTTATTATTGTCTATAATTTCTAAAATAAATCTACTATTAACAAATACATTCATTATTTTACCATAACTTCCTATTGTTTTAAGGTTGTCACTTATGTATTTTCCTCCATCTTGAGGTAAAGTAGGTGGAAATTGTCCTTTATCTGTTGGAGCAAAAATATATGGAAATTTTAATGTATCACTAAATTCTTCATTTCCTGGGTTATAACTAAGATCTATTGTTCTGTTAACAACACAAATTTTTGGGTCAAAACTTACTTGTCTATTATAAGCATTTATAATGTTAGTTTCTACATCATAGTCAAATCTTAATCCTGGTTTAGCTGGTGCATTAGCATCTACTCCTTTTTGTTGAAAAACAATAACATCTTGTAAAAATTGAAGAAATGTTCCTAATCTTACATATGTAAAAGGATCTGTTGCATCTAGACCAACACCATTTGACATAGCATTATCCCAATTGATATTAATAAAATCTCTTTGGGTTTGAATCTTAAAATCATTAAGATTCATATTCATATTAATTGGAGGTGATTTTAGAGCATTTAACTTTTGTAAATAAGGAACACTTGACCATCTATCTGATGTATTAATACCTTGTTTATGTATAGAAAATACAAAACCAGCTGTTTTATCTGTATCAGCGATTAATTTTGAATATATAAGATTAGCAAGTATCTGACCACCTGTTTGGTTATATGATGTAGCTTGCTCTGCAGTAGATATTTCTATTAAAGGCATAGATAAAAAATCTCCAATAGCTGATTTTCCACGTGATAGGATGAATTGTTGTTGGATAGTAATATTTTCTGATTCTAAATTTATTTTTTGTTTTTTAGTTTGAATTGGGGACTTTGAAGCTACATTTACTTTTAAAGACTCAATTATGTCTCCAATGCTAGCTAAGTTAACTTCTATGTCGTAACTTCCATCTTTGTTTACAGACCAATGAAAATTAGTAACTTTAGCAAACATTGCATCATAATTTCCTTGAGAATCTAATCTGTTTTGATGAATTCTTTGTAAAAAATCATCATAATTAAAATGTTTAAACTTTTCTCCTTTATCAGGAGGAGGATTTTTTATATTTCCACTACCTCTTAAAAAATCATCTGCTAAACTCCAGTTGTTTGTTGTTAAAGGATCATACTTATTATCATTATCTAAATATATAGCATTTCCCCATTCTAAAAGAACTTGAAATCCTAAACGTAAATATAAAACATCTATTATTTCAAATTGAACTTTATTGTGGGCTCTTATTTTAACAACTGCTCGTCTTAATGAACCTCTGTTTTCATGATTGACAGTCATAGAAGTAATGCCCATCATTGGATTAATGCCAAAGTCTGTTCCTCCTATGCCGTAGGCGTAGTTTCCTCCATCAAATGTATTAACAGGACTTACTCCACTTCTAAGTAACGCAGATGGTTCATCTGTTCCATTAAATAAAGTGTACTTTTTAGCTAAGTTATTTTCTGTTAGATTTAGTGCTTGAATAGAAGGATTATTGATTTTACTAACATCAGGTATGTTAACAGAAGATAAAAGTTTAATCCATCCTGTGTTTGCATTTAGTACTAGTATTTCTTCATTAGTTCTTGTAGCTCCAGCATAACCTGAGCCGTAGGTTTTTTGTCTTCTATTTATTTGACCTATTATTTGTTCTGGTAAACCTTCTCCAAAAATGTTCATATCATAAACCGTTTAAAAATTTAAAACTATTTAACACTGCTATGTAATTAGCAGGTATTCTTATTTGTAGTCCTTCAGGTATAACTAAAGAATCTTGTGGTAAGTCTGAAGGTAATGTTGTTCCTGCTATTGCTGTGTTTGCTGTTGATATAATCCACCATAGTGAACTGTCTTTATAGTATACATTTGCTAAAACATCAAATCTGTCGCCTTGACTTGTGTATACATAAATATCGTCACTTGTAGTAGGAATTTCAGGATAGCGTACAGTTTGATAAACTTGTTTTTTATCAATTGTAATAGTGGATATGTTTTGATAACGGTTCATTGTTTCTTATTTTTGAATGGAAGCAGTGAAAGCATATGAAGATGAAAGTGGACTTATTGCTATAAATGGACTTTTGTCCCATATTCCTAATTCTGGAACAAAAGTGTGAATTGGAATAAATTGAAATCCTTTAACTTTTATTAGGTGTGGAAGTTGACTTGTAGTGTCATCATCATCTCCTTTACTACCTATGCCTATTTCCCAAGTAGCATTATCTTCATTCATTTCATAAGAAAAACCAGTTATAATACCAGGTTGTTGAAAAAAATATCCTCCTATAGTTAATTTAACTATGTTTCCTCTCATGTATCCTTTACTACTATAATCTGGGGCGCAAATTGAAGCTAAATAACTTAATTTTTTATACATTGGAATAAGTTCAGCTTTTGATTGGGCAGCTACTGTCCAAGATAATGAAACTTTTCTGTCAAATCCACTATAAGTGTAAAAATTTTCTCCTCTTCCTACATATCTTTCACCTTTCCACTCTGCTGAAAAGGAATCACTTATGCTGTCTAAAAAAGCTCTAAATTGAATAGTATCGGTTGCTGTTGGAACATTATTTGATATTTTTTCTATTTTAAAAGGAATTAAATCTTTATTTTTATCATTTATGTCACTAGCATTTATTTTGTCATATGAGTTAAAGGATGCTGCTCCTACAGGGATTGTTGATCCATTTCCTGCTCCCTGATCATAAAATTGTAAATTTTTGCCATTTCTATTTCCTGGATCTCCTAATTTTGCTTCTATATTTTTTTCAGTATAATCTGGGGCCATAGCTATTTCAGGAAAATTTTTACTTCTTAATAATGCTCTAAAATCACCTGGTGTAGTTAGACCTATTTTACCTATATAAATTGATGAACCTGAAGGTTTTGCAGTTTTATCTCTAACATCAGGGATATTTAAAATTTCTGTATAAAGATATGTTTGGGGTTCATTTGAAGAAATTTGATCAAAAATTGTTCCTCTTTTATCTTTAGATGTAAATTCTTTAGCTTTTGTTTCTAAAGAAATGATAGAAGTTCTTCTATCAAAATATATCTTATCTTGTTCATATTGTTCATATGGGGGTGTACCTAATGGAAAAGAGCTAACTATGTCTAATGATACACCTAGTGGAATTTGTTTTTCTTCAATAGATCTAAGTAAGGGAGTGGTAAAAACTGAATACTTAGATTTTCCTTGTGAAGTAAAAAAACCTGAGTTTTTTAATTCTATATTATTTTTACCTGTTCTTACACTATTTTTTCCATTACCAGTAGCAAATTTAATATTAGTTTTTCCAATTCCTAAAATAGATCCAGGGCCTCCAGGATATGATAAAATGTCTGATTGGATTTTTTCTGAGATTAAAAGATCATTGTATAATTCTAACAGTCTATTTCGTTTATTTGTAGTGATAGTAGTTAATGTAATAAATGAATTTGATGAAGCCTCAAGATCTGATGATGTAAAAGAGGTAAAAGCAGGTAGTGATGTTTTTGTTTCTGTTGTTGGTTTAAGTTCACGTTTATTTGTATCTGTTACTGCAAAAAAGTATCCTCCCAATGATGTAGGATCTGTTGCTCCTGCTCCTACTCTAAAATTTTCAAATGGGTTTAGTCCTTGTTTGTTAGTGTGCAATCCAAAAGCAACGTCTCCTGCTTGAGCTAAAGTGCCTATAGGAGTGTATACTCCTTCATTTAACTTTCCACTAGCTTGAGTTTTTACTGCTGTTCTAGAAAGTAAATTTTGTTTTGCTATAAATAAAAGACCACTAGGGTTTCTTACGTCAAAAAAATATTTTGACAGTCTTTCAACATCTTTAACAGAGTTAACAACTGCTTTAAGACCTCCTCTTACAACAAAATCTTGATTTAAATAGCCTAATCCACTTGACTCTTTGTCAAGAGCAGGAATGTCAGATTGAACGTAAGGTTGGTTGCTGCTGCCACCAGCAACTCTATCTCTACCAAACTTAAGATCTCTTAGATTAGTTGTAAGATCTATTAGTGGCATAGCCTATTGAGGTAAGTTGTTAAGGTATTGAGTTGGTGTTGCTCCGTTTAAGTCTAACTGTGATGGTTGAGGTAAAATATTATTTGTACCATCATTGTATGCTTGATAAGCAGCATTTACTGTTGAAAAGTCAGATCCATCTACTGAATATCCTGGAGCTGCTCCATCTGCGTGCAATTTAGATAATGCTGTTGCTCCTTGATTAGTAGGAGGTGTTACTCCATTTCCATAAGAAAATGTAGAGCCGTTAGTTGTAAGTTGATTTAAAAGTCCCATGGTATGTATTTTTGTTATAAATATGACTAAATATATGGTTTATTATATATATCTTTTCCACTTTCAATAAATGTTAAATATGTGCCATTTGGGCTAAAACTTTGAGTAAATTTTGAAGGTGATGTTGATGGTTCAGCAAAATGTCCTCTTATTGGTGAAGTGTGTGTGGTTGTTAAAGGATATACTGTTGGATCATTAAGTGGATTAGTAGGAAATCCTCCATTTACTCCAGTATGTTCAGTGTCTAAATTTGTAATAGCTAAAATTCTTGGAATGTTTAAGTCATTTGACAAGTCACTGTTGTCTACAAGTAAGTTGTTTATGTGACTTAAGTAAGTGTCACCATTTCTTGCAAAGTTGTATATTTGATGAAAAGGCACAATTGGGCCTCCAGGATTGCTAAAAATGTTTGGTGTGCCTGTTACAGTAGCAGGATACTGTGTTGTTAAGTCTGGATTAAGTAAACTTCCTAACATTGTTGAACCTTGAAGTGTATATTTAGTTAATAGTCCCATAGTTTATGCTGTTGTGTAATATTGATTTTGTATTTGACTTATTCCAGATGTTGGTGTTGTAGGATTAACAGTGACATACACTGGTGTTGGAGATTGTTGTGTAAATTGGTTTGAGGAAGTATTAGTTGCTCCACCATTACCTCTAAATGATGCATTACCAACAGCTACCATTTTTTGAGGAGTTACATATATGTTGTCTTCTTTAGCCGGTTTATACATTGTTCCTTTTGAAGTAATAGTTCTGTCTGGACCTTGTCCTTCTGCTGGAAAGTTTCCATCACCCATCATTTTACTATACATGCCCATTCCTATTGCTGTTGCCCCGGCCATTGCTGCTATAGCTAATATTGGTCCTATATAAGGAATTTTAGCTACATTTTCACCTACAGATACAACATAACCATACATACTTTTTAAAAAGTTTTTAGCCGCAATAGCTCCATTTCTTAACATCACCAATCCTCTTTTTTGTTCCATTGTAAGTCCTATTCCTGTTAAAATATTATAAGCACCTTGTAAAGCTACCATAGTTTTTTGAACTACCATTATTGTTTTTGCTATAGCATAAAATGAAGCTATTGCTACTACTATAGGAGAAATATATTTAAGTACTGTTCCAAATCCTCCAGCTATTGTTCCTACAACACCTGAAATAACAGACAAAACAGGCAGTAAGGCATCCATAATAGGAGAGATTATAGCCATTATTGGCTCTGCTATAGACACAAATATTTCTTTCATTTTTTCAACAGCCATTGTTAATCTTTCTTGGGCACTTTGTTGTTTCATTAAGTTATCATAACCAGTTTCAGCTATTTGTTTTTCAGACATTCCTTGAGCACGAGCTGTACTTAATGCAGCTTGAGCATCAGCTAATTTGTCGCCTGATAGATTTTTTAGTGCTTCTTGATCTGTTAAAGTAGTAGCTAATTCATCACGTCCCATTCCAACAGCTGCAGCTATTGCCTCTTGTTGAATGCGATTCATTTTTCCAAATTCAGCTGCTGTTCCAAAGTTTTTAGCTAATTCTCTAGACAATCCTTCTGTGTCATTAGTTAAAGCATATAAACGAGCTTGTTCTAAATTTAAATCTTTTCCTGTTATTAATTCTGCAGACAATTCATTGTTAATAGAAGATTCAAAGTCTAATAATGAACCTGCTATTTTGTCAACTTGTGATAAACTCATTCCTAAAGCTTTTGCTTGAGCTGCTGCTGCTCCTAATTTTTCACCACTACCCCCTAATGAAAGTTTAATTGCGTCTGATGCTTTTGCAACATCTCGCATTATGTCTTTTTCATTTAGTAAAACTTTATTGTTTAAACCAGTTACTTTAGCAGCATGTAGTAAACTTGAAACGTTTTCATTTAAGTTTTTTCCTGTAGCTAAACTTGTTTTTTCAATTCCTAATAATTCCTCATTAGTGAAACCTGCTTGTTCTCTTAATTTAGTCATGGCTATTAAGTCTCTTTCACTTGCCATAGCATTAGAACCTAAAGCTTTACCAATAGCCATCATAGATTCTTGTAGTGCCCTTGTGTTTAAAGCAGCATCACCAGATAAATTACCTATTTGTGTAAGTTCTTCTCTTACATTTGCAGCTTCATTATATGTCATGTTGAAACCTTTAGCTAACTCTCCTGCTCCTTTATCAACACTTATTAAAGTATCAACTATTTGTGTTATAGCAAAATCTAATAGATTTGTTAAGGTTAGTTGTGCTTTTAATGCATTTCCTATATTTTTATATTTAGAAGTTTGGGTTTCAAGTTCTATATTTTGAGATTTTAATAATAAATTACTTTTTAAAAGTTCTTTTTTTCTATCTCTTTCAACTTGAGATAAATATTGATAAGGTCTTTGTAAACTTTTTAATTCATTATTATTTTCAGCTATTGCATCCTTATTAAGAAGAATTTGTTTTCGAGCGTTTTTAGTTTTCTCAATTGCATCATTAAATGGTTGAGATAAATCACCAAAACCTATTTTTGATAGAGCTTTTGTTACTCCCCCAACACCTGTTCCTAATAAACCTATTTCTTTATTAACTTGTTTTTGAATTTCAACTGTTCTTTCAATAGATTTATTAAATTTTTCTTCTGCGTCTATTGCTTGGTTAAGTTCATCCAGATTTTTTCCTGTAAGATTTCCCATGTTTTTAATGGTTATTAATTCATTAAATTTTGTTTTGGCTTGTCTTTGTAGGTTCTTAAGTTGTTTTTCACTTAAGTCGGATTCTCCTTTTCTATAATCTGAAACTTTTTGTGCTATACTCGCAATTCCATTAAGAGATTTTTTAGCATCTGAAAGGTAATTTTTTTGATTTGCTAATTCATTAACACTATCTTTAAATGAATTATATACATAATTCAAATCTGATGACATCTCACGAACTTCAGCACCTAAGCCAGAAAGTAATGCTTTAGCTTTTTCTAAATCCTTAATATCAAATGGAGTTAATGGATTTTTTCTAAGCTCAGCTCTAAGTTCATTTATTTTCTGATTTATGTCATTAATATCGTCAGTCATTCTATAAAATGTTTATTTATTATAAATATTAACTATTTATACTTTGTTGATTTACCTGAAGGAGTAACAGGTTTTGAAACACTATTCCAATTTTCACGGCTAATTTTACCAGAAGAATCCATTAGTGTGGATTTGTTAGAACCTCCATTAGAAGCATTTTCAGATGCTTCAGATTCTTTTTTGTAAAAATCATTGATTTGGTTAAATGTAAATTGACGTAACCAGCGTGGCATGTTGTAAATTGTATTCCAGTCATATCCACCTTTACCATGAAATACTATTTCATGTATTTGGGTAAATAGGTTAGATCTTGCAATAGGTGCTGTGTTAGAAGTCAGGCCAAAAAAACTTAATCCCAACTGGAATATCGACTCCAACTGAGTCCCTGTCGGGAAAAAAAGTCAGATCTACATCTGGTTGTGTTTCTTTAATATGTTTTCTTAACTCTCGTGAGTCTCGAGCTAACAAGTGTTTGTCTACAAACTCTCGAATTGTTTTTACTTCTCGATCTCCTCCAACAGATGTAATCATATATTTTAAACGTGTAGAAAGTTCAGGTGAAGCGTTTTTATTTATTTTTTTAAGACTGTCTAATTCTGTTGTAATTTTTTTCTCATCACCATGAGTTAATATTTTATAAGTGATGTTTACACCTGTAGATGGTAAAGTAAAGTCAAATTCATTAACACCTTTATTTTTTAATTCAAATGGTTTATTTTCAATTGTTGATAAATCTACAGTATGTTCTTCTCCATTGTAGTCAAATGAATAGTCTTTACCATATCCTAAAATGCGAGCAGCTACCATTATAGCATTTTTATCTCCTACAATTAAGTCACTGTAGTTGATTTTAGACACAATTAAAGCTTGCATTACTTTGTCTAATACTGTGCCTTTTTGAATGTAAGACTGATTGGTTAAAATGTCCTCTTCCTTAGCTGTCATGTATTTCATGGTAATTTTACCACTTGACAAGATGTTGTCTTCAGGATAAACTAAGCCTTTTGATGGCAATTCAATTTCTTCTGTTGGAAAGTCATATTTGACTTCATTGGTATTTTCCATAGATTTTATTAATGTAACTTATTGTTCATATATAAATATACGAAAAAAAAAGAAACCCACCAAGTTTAAGTGAGTTCTTGTTTAAGTGTTTCTATTATTTGTTGTGGGTTATTGTTAATGTCTGTTTCCCAAAATCTAAGTAATTTAAAACCGTTGTCTTTAGCCCATTGGTTTTTTTGTTTGTCACGTTTAATATTCTTTTCTTGAGTTTTACATATTGGACCATTAGGATATTTAAGAGGATTACAATGATAAAAATCACCATCTACTTCAATCAACATATTATATTTAGGTAAATAAAAATCATAAAATGCTTTTATAGGTTTAGTATAATATGAATGGATATTTTCAATATTTTGTTCAAGTAATATATTTTGGAATGTTATTTCTAATTTGGAAGTATGTATTTTATCTTCTTTTATGATTCGTTTCATTGCTGAATCGCTCATTTTTAATTTAGTTTTTTCTGATTGTATTCTGCCTACTCCAAATCCTTTAGGTTTTGGTTTGGGTACACCTAAAGCTCCTTTAGATATTTTTTTACCTTGTTCTACCCAATCTTTATTTTTAATAGCATCTATTATATAATCATATTCACCTGAAGCAAATTTTGCTTTACGTGTTGCAATAATTTTAGCTACACGTTTGGGGTTTTTAGGATCTCCAAAATGTCCTTCTTTTCGAGTATTATGTCCAACTATAAATTTATAAAAATCCCCATATTCAGGAGCATATTTGGTTTTATTACCACACCCACACTTACATAATGGATTTATTCCATTATATTTTACTTGAATAAGATATTCAAGAAATCTTAGTTTATGATAAAAAGAAGTATGTTTACTTAACTTTTGTTGTTTATCGGTTTCATAATTACATAGTTGACATTTAAGCATAAAAAATCCTCCTCATTTATTATAAATATGCGAGGAGGATTTAAGATCGACTTGGATTGTGCTTCTCTAATCTAAAAATTGAGAATGCAATAATCCATTGATAAGTTAACTGTTAATTCTTGAGCTGCTGCTTCATCATCCCAACTGTAGTCTCCAAATTTTGCAGATTTAATAAATGCTCCTTTAATAACCCATTCAGATACAATGTCTCCTACTGGTCCTAAAATGTTGATTGTTACGTCTTTCTTGTAAAAATCAGAGTAACCATCGCGGCCTGTAACAGACTCATGATGTAAACGTACCCATTCCATTACTGATTGAGCGCCTGATGGTGTAATAGGATCAAACAATGTCATTTCAATGTCATCCCACTTAGCTTTACCTTTAATTTTACGGTAAACGTTAATGTGATTTAAGACAATTTCCTCCATTGTTACACCCACAGCTCCAATCTTTTTAATTGTGTAAGCTGGAATTCCATCCACATACATAATAAAGCGATTTTTTACTTTAGGTTCAAATGCGGTGAAAAATATTTCGTTGGGACTTAGTACTGCCATTTTATTTTATGTTTTTGTTTATTATAAATATTATATTTTTAAAAAATTATGCTCCAAAAGTAGCTCCTGTTGGTGTGATGTTGAAGTCTAAGTAAATGAATTCAGCTGTTTTAGTTGGTTGAACAAATATTTTACCTACCAATTCATTTCTGTCAATTACATCAGGTGTGTTGTTTGTTTCATCCATAATTACTTTGAAAGCATACAATCCTTGTCTTTGTTGAACAGATGTTAAGTAAGGATTTGTTTGGCTTAAAAATTGATTTCTTGTAGCAATAGTGTTTTGTTCAAATACTAAATTAAGAGCTATTTGAGAAATGTATGATTTTAAAGCAATCAACAAACGTCTAACATTTACTCTGTCTAAAGCACTAGCTCTAGTTTGTAGTGTTTTTTGTCCATATACTACTATGCCTGTTCCTGGGAAGGTTGCAATTGGATTTACTTTTCCATTGTATAAAGTGTCTCTGTTTGCAGCTGAGAGTTTTTGTTCAACTCTAACTACTTGTGACAGTCCTCCTCTGTTTATTCCTGCAGGTGCAAACCAAGGCTCAGCTACTGAGTCGTTGTAAGCATATACTCCTCCAATTACTGTTGAAGCAGGTACCCAAACTAATTCTCCTGTAGAAGGATCTACTACTTGGCACCAAGGCCAGTATTCAGCAGCATATGATGTGTTGCGAGTAGAAGCTTGAGCTGTTACAGCACTTACTACTTTACCATAAGCTACAGGATCAACTACATATATGTTGTCTCCTCTATTTTGTGTATTTGTAATAATAGATGTTACTTGTGCAGTATAATCTGCATCATATAAACCTGGTGTTAACAATACATTAAATTTAAAATCATCAGTATTTGATAAGAGATTAATCATGTTAGTATAATTTCCTCCACTTAGTCCTTGTGTATCTGTAGAAGAAATATTATGATAGAATTTAGCTCCTGTGGTTAATCCACCTGCTGCTTTAACATTACCTGTTGCTCCACCAAATGATCCACTTGTGTTTATTAAAGGAAGAGAAGCAGTATATGCATCTTTAGCTATTCCATTATTGTCAAAATAATTTAATGTTGTGATATTTACACTTTTTACTCTTATGTAATTTGATCTATTAGCATATGAGCCTGTAGTATCAATTTGTATTGTAGCATTATTATAATTTTGAACTTGATCACCAATTACACGAGAAATAAAATTTGGTGAATTTGGATCTAAAGATAACATTGTAAATGTCTCTAACACAGTAGGTGTAAGAGCATTATCATCACCTCTTCTAATTAATAGATCAAATGTTCCAGAACTAGAGTTTGTATTTACAATCTGCCATCTTACATTATCTTTAGATCCACTTATTAAAGCGCCTGCTGTTTGTGAACCTGTATTATTCATGATTACACCTTTAGAAAATGTTTCTAAAGTAAATACTTCATTTAATGAACCTGAATCTTTAATAGCTGTTCCTGAACCTGTAAGGGTAGAGGCAGCTGTGTAAGATCCGCTTACTACTCGAGCTACTAGTAAAGATGTTCCACCATTAACAAAGTAGTTGTAAGCAGCAATTGAAGTAAAAAATGTAAATGTTTTACTATCTGTAGCACTTCCACTTTCAAATGTTGTACCAAATGTATTAACATATTCGCTAAATGTAGTAACAATTGTTGGAATTTCAACTGGACCTTTAACTGTTGGTCCAATGATTGCTGCTCCAGCTGTTACAGGTCTACGAGATACAAAAGATGAATCGTTTTCTCTTGCTAAGACTCCAGGTGATATTAATGTTTCTGCCATTGTTTATTATGTTTTATTTTGTTATAAATATGATGAAACATATTAAAATACTAAGCGCTTATAAATTCTCCCTTTTCAAGATTTATTGAACCATCGCCGTATTTTTTCTGTAAAGTTTCACCAATTGTGGTTTCTTCTTGACGTATTTTTTTAAGTTCTACTATTAAATATTCTTTTTGCAAATTAAATTCTTGAATTCTTAATTCAATTATTCCAAACTGTTCAATTAGTTGAAGTCTTTTTTCTTGAACTTCTTT